AGAATGGAAAAAAGAAAGAAGAGTAAAGAAAAAACAAAAAAGCCAGTGGCTGTAAAAAAAATTAAAGCTAAACCTAAAGTACAATTAAATAATTTAGGTTATCCTGTTAATGACCCTTATGGATTAGCGGCGGCTTTTTGGAGAGCGTTCGGATAAATGTTACCAACAAAAAAAGAAACTAAAGAATTAACAGAACAACAAGAAAATTTTCTTACTGCATTATTTGGAGAAGCTCATGGTAGCCCAAAGAAAGCAGGAGAGATTGCAGGGTATGCACCTAGTTCATATCCTAAAGTTGTTAAAGCATTAAAAGAAGAAATACTAGAGAGAGCTGAATATTCTCTTGCACTTAACTCAGCTAAAGCGGTAAAAGGTTTAGTTGATGCATTAGATGAAGATGGTAAAACTCCCGGTGTTAATATTAGAATGGAAGCGGCTAAACAAATACTAGACAGAGTAGGACTTGTTAAAAAAGATAAGATAGATATAACTGGACAAGTAGCTCATGGTATATTTATTTTACCTGCTAAAGATGGAATCAATTAAAAGAAAAGCTAGAGTCATACCTTTTGGATATAAACTAGCAGACGATACAGATTATATTGAACCAGTTCAAGAAGAACTAGATGCTTTAGAAGAAGCAAAAGAATATTTAAATAATTGTTCATATCGTGAAGTAGCAAGATGGTTAACTTTAAAAACAGGAAGAACTATTACACATACTGGACTAAGAAAAATTATAAATAACAGATGGACATCCCACCACCTAAACCAAAACAAAACCTCGGAAGAAAACGAGGAGTAAAACAACAACAAAGAAATCTTAGTGTAGCAACTAAGGCAAAGCAAGCCGCTAAACGAGTTATCAGAAAACAAGATGACAAAATTAAAAAGGCAAATAATCTTTTACATAATGCTAGAAAGAAAAAAGAATTAATTCTTAAAACAGATAGTGCTTTAAAAGGAAAAGATTCTGCAGTAATGACAGATAAGGAAGTTGATACACTTCCTCCTAATGTTCAAGAACATGTAGAACAAAATATAATATTTCAACCTAATGATGGGCCACAAACACAATTTCTAGCCGCATCAGAAAGAGAAGTATTTTATGGTGGAGCAAGAGGTGGAGGTAAATCCTACGCCATGTTAATTGACCCACTTAGGTATTGTGATAAAGCACATCACCGAGCATTGTTAATTAGACGTTCAATGCCAGAACTTAGAGATATGATTAATCATTCTCAACGTTTATATGGTCAAGCATATCCCGGTGCTAAATGGAGAGAGCAAGAAAAAGAATGGCGATTTCCATCTGGTGCTAGAATTGAATTTGGTTACGCAGAAAACTTAACTGATGTTCTTCGTTACCAAGGTCAATCATACACATGGATAGGTATAGATGAGTTACCTCAATATCCTACTCCAGAGATTTACAATTTCTTACGTTCCTCCCTAAGAAGTGTAGACCCAGATATTCCTGTATATATGAGAGCTACAGGCAATCCGGGTAACGTAGGTTCGTTATGGGTTAAAGAAATGTTTGTAGACCCTAGTGAACCAAACAAAGCCTTTGACGTGCATATTGACACAATAGCAGGTAGAAAATCTATAACAAGAAGATTTATACCGGCTAAGTTACAGGATAATCCGTATCTAATGCAAACAGATGATTACATGATTATGTTATCATCTTTACCAGAAGTTCAAAGAAAACAATTTTTAGAAGGAGACTGGAGTGCATTTGAAAATTCGGCGTTTCCGGAATTTGATATGTCTGTCCATGTTGTTCAGCCTTTTGACATTCCCAGTAACTGGCTCAGATTCAGAACATGTGACTGGGGCTATTCATCTGCGGCTTGCGTTCTTTGGATTGCAGTTGACTTCGATAACAATTTCTGGGTATACAGAGAGCATTATACCCAACGAGTTACAGCAGATATATTTGCCAGACAAGTCATGGAAAAAGAACACAACGAATATATTCGATATGGAATCTTGGACTCTTCAACTTGGGCAAAGCGAGGGGATGCCGGCCCTAGTATTGCAGAGACAATGATTAGAGAAGGTTGTAAATGGAGACCCTCAGATAGGTCACCAAGAAGTAGAGTAGCAGGTAAATTAGAATTACATAGACTATTAGCTAAAGACCCAGATACAGGTCAGCCGAAACTAAAAGTTTTTTCTAATTGCACTAATCTTGCTAGAACAATGCCTATGTTACCAGTGGATAAAAATAATCCAGAAGATGTAGACACACATGCAGAAGACCATGCTTATGATGCACTTCGATATGGTGTTATGAGTAGAACTGTACATCCTAAAAGTTATGATGCAAATAGATATACAGAAAAAGAAAAATTTAAACCGGCAGATAGAGTATTTGGATATTAATGCAACGACCAGATAAAATTAAAATAGGTTATAGAGATTATAAATTAGAAGAGTGGAAACAAACTGTTGCTAGTGCTAATGAAGCACAAGGACAGTTTTTTGCTAAAGAAGGTGTAATAGGTTACACTGCAGAAGAAACAGGAGTTTCTCATGCTAATACTTTAATCCATGAAATATTACACGCAATTGTGTATCAATGGAATATGGAATTAGACGAGAAGGATGAAGAGAAATTAGTTAATGGGTTAGCTAATGGCTTGACAACAATATTTGTAGATAATCCAAAACTAATGGATTTTTTAAAAGATAAAATTAAGGAGGGCTAAATGCCACAACCAGTATTAACAAAATACAAACAGGGTGACCTTGGTGCTGATTATCCAAAAGATAAACCAGTTGGTGAAAAGTTAGATATGAGTATTCAAGCTAACTACGAAACTAGACCAACAGATTTCCCAAAGAAAAAAGAAAATAAAGTTGAAGCATCTTTTATGAAGATGGCTAACGAAAAAGATTACTAGGAGAAAACTATGAAAATGAAAATGTATAAACAAGGCGAAGTTTCAGAAGTTGCTGATGGAGCACCAACTAAAGAAAAACCACAAGCAGGATTATTAAAAATGTATTCTAGCGGTGAATTATCTAATGTTGCTGATGGTGCACCTGCAAAAGAAAAACCACAAGGTGATATGTTAAAAATGTATTCCCAAGGCGAGTTATCAAAAGTAGCAGACGGAAAATAATTAATGGCTAAAAAAGATACAGCAGATATCTTAGCTTTAGATGATAAGGAAGATAATCCAAAACAAGAATATGATGTTTCGGGTCTTGCCGGTTTAGTTAAAAGCAAATTTATTGATGCAGAAAATGCTCGTCAGTTTGATGAGCAAAGATGGTTAAGAGCATATAGAAACTATAGAGGAGTCTATGGTAACGATATGGCATTTACTGAATCAGAAAAATCAAAAGTATTTGTTAAAATAACTAAGACTAAAGTTCTTGCGGCTTATGGTCAATTAATTGAAGTTCTATTTTCTAGTGGAAAATTTCCAGTAGGAGTAGAGCCTACACCTGTTCCAGAAGGTATTGCAGAGTATGCTCATATATCTAAAAATACAGAAGCTCAACCTCAACAACCAGAAAGTCCTTATGGATTTCCCGGCGATGGAAATGAACTAAAACCCGGAGCTACAAGTATCCTTGGAGGTTTAGAAAAAGAATTAGGTAGTGCAGGTTTTGTAGAAGGTTCATCTAAAGATGGTAAATCAGAACCACAAATAAGTCCTGCAGAAATGGCTTCTGCTAATATGGAAAAATTAATTCATGACCAACTAGAACAATCTAGTGCAGTTAATGTTTTACGACACGCTTTATTTGAAGCGGCTTTACTTGGTACTGGAATTATTAAAGGGCCATTTACTTATGAACAATCTAGTCACAATTGGACTAAGAATGAAGAAACAGGTAAAAACGAATACACACCTAAAACAAAATTAGTACCTAGAATTGAATCTGTATCATGTTGGGATTTTTATCCAGACCCCGATGCTGTAACATTAGAAGATGCTGAGTATGTAATTCAACGTCATGTATACACACGTTCTCAAGTTAGAGATTTAATGAATAGACCTTACTTTAGAAAAGAAGCTATTCGTAATTCTTTAGATATGGGGCCTAGCTATGAAGCTAGAGGATATGAATCATCTTTACAAGATAGAGAATCTACAGATGAGTTTGATAAAAACAGATATGAGATTTTAGAATTTTGGGGTACAATGGATACTCAACTTGCTATGGAAGCAGGTT